TGGCAACGCTCGTGTTTATGGCGACGCTTGTGTTTATGGCAAATTAAAAATCCTTGCTGGATATTTCTTTGGAATGAGATACAACAAAAAAGAAATAAAATATAAAGAAAATGAAGGAGAGGAATTGATTTATAAGGGCGAAGCAAAATTTGAAGAAGAAATCCCAGAAGTTTCATTGAAAGGAAAAGAAGTTTAAGTAAAATTAGATGGAAAAACATACAAAGCTATTATTCAATAATATGTCTTTTATATCTTACATAGTCGGTATCGTGATGTTGACAAATACCATAAATATGGACTCGTCAAGACAAATAGCGATGAAAGACCCACTCTATGATAATTGGATAGAACAGCTTGCCCAGCACGAGAATTGCCCCATTACAGGGCTTGTAGATAGCAACGGAGTAAAAAGTTATGGTCCATATTGCTTTCAAATGTTAACATTTAAGGGATATGTAAGAGGTTATGGACTACTCCAAGACGCTACAGATGAAGAACTTTATAATTGGATCAGTGATAAAGATTTTGGAAGAAAACTAATTAAGCTAATGCTTAATGAAGACTACGAAAATTGGAGACATTGGAGAAATACAGTAATTAATAAAATAGGCTACCCAATTAAAGATAAATGTTCTATTGCTGGTATAGCCTCAAACGGATTCTGTTGTGACCCTCCTAAAAAATGTAAAAATATTAAATAATTATGGGATATCAAATATATAAAGTCGGAAATAGGTGGGGAGGATATGGAGTTCCTGCTGTTTGTGAATATCCGTCTTGTAATGAAGAAATTGATAGGGGTGTATCCTATGCCTGCGGTGGCGAGCCATTTTCAGAGTATGGATGTGATAGGTATTTTTGCTCAAAACATAAATACTATCACCAATTTAATACTGGCGGTGGTCGTGAATGTAAAGAGGTTTGTGATAGGTGTGCTAGAAAGAAACAACCATTTCCTTATAAACTAGAACACCCTAGATGGATTAAACACTTATTAACCGATAAAAGTTGGGCGGAATGGAGAAAAGAGAATCCTGATGAAGTAAAACACCTCAAAGTCGTTAAGAAAATATAAATGTTAAATATGAATAAGTTTATAGCAGATGCAATGACGGTAATAATACTGGGCTTAATAATAGGAATAGTCGGACTCTTTGTGAATTGGTCATTATCATTAGTAATTTGTAAATAAACTATTAATAAGAATTAATAAATAATATGTGGTACGAAAAATACTATTGGTTCTATATGATAAATGTAGAAAGATACCTCAATCAACTTACTTGGCACAGAAGATTACTTGCAAGATTTTTTAATAAATATAAAATCACCAAGCAAGAATATGAAAATTGGTATTATAAATTAAACCTTAAATAAAACTATATAAGAACTATGAAGAAACTATTGATTGAAATATATAGAACATTTACGGCGAATTTTGGAAAAGGTTGTAAATGGAACTTTATAGATAAATTCGTTTTCCGATGGTATATAAATTATATTAAATAATATGACCAACATAGATAAAATTATTGAAGATAATACACAGAAAATACTAGATTTTTTATATTTGAATGGCTATCTAATTACAGAATCAGACAGAGTTATTGTAATAACAAAACTCCAAGAAATAAAACTCAAGACGATTGAGGAGTGCATAGAGAGTTTAAGGAATAGTGATAAGACTTTTGGAATTGTAGATAGAAATGGTTTAGGTGGTGTTATATTGATTTGTGATGTAGAACAAGAATTAAATAAATTAAAATGATTAAAATTAAATTTATAAAGGAAATATTGATAGGTAGTACAAAGTTTAAGATTATTTGGGATAAAAATTCAGAAGAAGGACAATTGAGTTATCCGTGGGGTAGAAAAAATGAAACTGCTTATATAAAAATTGGACTTGAAAATCATAAAGTAAATCCAATTAGAACCTTAGAAATAATAATTCACGAGTTAAAAGAAATTATAAACATAGAACAGGCAACAAGAATGACAAGACTAGACGAAACTAAAGCATACGAATTTCATTATACACATAAAGAACACACTGAGATGTGTTCAAGACTTGCTGGATTATTAAATGAATTTATAAAGTAAAAGATGAAAAATAAACCAATATGTATCTTTTTCTTGATCGCTTTAGGTGGACTAATAATTACTGATATATGGAAATAATAATAAACTTACTTGAATATTTCCTGAATAGGCTTAGGAACAGAGAATCGTTAAAAACTTTGGGTGCGGCGAGAAGCAAATACTGGGCAAGAATACGAAGAAAACATTTAGAGTTGCATCCCTCGTGTGAAATTTGTGGAGAGTCCAATTCCCGGAACTTGAGTGCGAGATGAGCAACCTTCTTACGCTTTGCGAGTCCGGCAATAATGGAATCGTTTGCCACAGAGCCGTTGGACACCTTGGAAATTATCAATGTAATAATTCTGATGTCGTAGAGGATTCAAAGATTTGGAGGGATAAAATTAAAAATAGATAATGGAACATCCAATTATATGGCTTCCAACAGTAATAATATTATATATTGTTTGTGTTTATATGGAGTAGTTGACAAATAGATTGTATGGGTTTATAATGAATATATAGATATAGAACCATCTATTCTCTCTGTAGACCGTTTAGTTCTATTTCTTTGTTAGCAATAACAGAGAGACTGACAAGGGAATAGAACCAAGCGGTTTTTTATTTACTCTAGGCGAGTTAAAAGTGGACGGAGTGTAGTATTTCTACGATGAGCCACTATCCCATAACCGATTAGAAAGCGGAGAAACTTCTAACTGTCTCAAAAACATCTAGTTTAATCGTTGTGGGCTTGTTCTCTTTCTACTTATCATTAAAATTGATGGGGGAAAGGGGGCGAGCCTTCAAACTATCTAAAAACATAAAGTATTTTATAAAAGAACTAGAATTATATCTAAAAATATGTTATTATATATAATATATGGCAACACCCAAACAAAAAAAAGCTTTAGAAGCTATGGTAGAAAATGGTGGAATAGCTAGTAGGGCTATGATCGATGTTGGTTATTCAGAAAATACAGCTAAATCTCCATCTAAATTGACTAGTAGTAAAGGATTCAAAGAACTATGTGAAGAATATGGATTATCAGATAGTTTAATTATTACTTCTTTGGTTGAAGATATAAAAGGAAAGCCTAAAAATAGAAAGCCCGAATTAGAATTAGGAGCAAAAATTAAAGGTATGTTAGTAGATAGAACAGATTTAACTACTGACGGAGAAAAAATACAACCTATTTTAGTAAGATTTATAGACAAATAATGGAAAAAACTATTGACATTCCAATAGAATTTAAGCCTTTATTTAATAATAATTGGAGGGAAGCCGCTATATATGGCGGAAGATACTCACTCAAATCCCATACAATAGCAAGATATTTACTCATAAAGGCAAGAGAATCAAAAATAAGAATTGGTTGTTTTAGAGAATTTCAAAACTCAATAGCTGAATCTTCACATCAACTCTTATCAGATCTAATCAAAGAATATGAATTAAATGATTTTAAAATAACTGATAATTCGATAGTTAATACTATAAATGGCTCGGATTTCTTATTTAAAGGGCTTTATCTTAACGAACAGAGTGTTAAATCTATTGAGGGTATAGATATAGCTTGGGTAGAAGAAGCCCAAACTGTTTCAGAAAAAAGCATAGAAGTTTTAACTCCGACTATCAGAAACAAAGGATCAAGAATTATATATACTTATAACCGAGTCGAAGAAGAAGACCCAGTACATAAAAGATTAGTTATTGATGGCAGACCAAATACATTAATAATATATGTAAATTATGATATAGCGCAGAAATATGGTTTTTTGCCTGATGCGGTTCTATTAGAAATTGAAGATGATAAAAAGCGCAGACCTGATTTATTTAAACATAAATGGTTAGGAGAACCTGAAAAACTTACAAATGAAAGGATCTATAGAGATTGGGTGTCTATTGATGAAATACCTCACGAGGCTAGATTAGAAAGAAGATGGATAGATTTTGGATATACTAACGATGAAACTGCAATAGGGGATTTATATTATTACAATGGTGGGTATATTCTTGATGAGCATATTTATCAAAAAGGACTAGATAATTTACAGATAGCCGGAATATTAAAGAATTTTAAACCAATATTACATATAGCAGATTCAGCCGAACCTAAAAGTATAGATGAGATTAAATCTTTTGGAATAAATATAATTCCATCTGTGAAGGGTAAGGATTCGGTTAAACAAGGTATTCAAGTAGTTCAAGCCCAAAAGATTTCATATACTAAAAGAAGTATAAATATAGACAAGGAATATCATAATTATTTGTGGCTAGTTGATAAAACTGGTAAAATACTTAATGAGGAAGATCCAAAATGTAAAAACCATCATATGTCCGGTATAAGATATGCTATGACTTCATTAATCCCAGTAATTAGAAGAAAAGAATATATAAAGTCGCTACCTATATTAAATTATAAACCTAAACTTAACCCAGCAAGATAAATTATGCCAATAAAAGTATTATCACAATTTCCGCCCAATATAGATGCCATCAAAAAAGCCTTTGATTTGTCAGGAGATGAGATATTTTGTTATGGAGATATAATTTATAATCCGTCTAATAAGGATTTAACTCCCGATTTATTAGAACACGAGATGGTTCATATAGCCCAGCAATCGCAAAATACTGCCCAATGGTGGGGCTTATACTTAAAAGATAGGATATTTAGAGCCTCTCAAGAAATACCGGCATATCAAATGCAATATCGTGTAGCTAAAAATATTATTAAGGATAGAAATAGATTATTTTTATATCTTAAACAGATAGCAATTAATTTATCTAGTGAAACCTATGGAAAAGTAATGACTTTTAATGAGGCGGTCGATGCCATTAAAAAAGAAGAATTATTTGATATTAGTAAATTAACTAAAAATGTGCTATAATTAATAAATATATGGAAGAACTAAAATTTAATTGTGTTTGTCCAAAGTGTACTAAAAAATTTGTAAGTAATAATGGTGCTGATTATGATGGAGAGGCTTTTTGTTTTGATTGTATAGCTAAAAATAAAGAAATAGCCGCTAAAGTTGACGCTATTATAGCTCAAAAGAGAGCTAAAGCAGATAAACCAAAAGTATTAGGATTTGATTATGAA